GACGTTACGATGTCAAGGCAGCTAAGGAAGCGGCACTTCAAGGGATCCCCATTAGCTTTTGTTTGTTCGATGAGCTACACCTTGCAAAAGAGGGAATGTGGTCTGCTGCTGTTCTCGGAACCTCGCAGCGCAAGGACGGAATTGTTGTTGGAATTACGACTGCTGGTGATCAAAACTCGAAGACTCTAATTGACCTTTACAAGTCGGGTAAGGCTGCAGCTAACGGAGCAACGGATCTAGAACGCTTTGGCTTCTTCTTATGGGAAGCACCGGAGAACTCTCGTGTGGATGACCCAAGCGCAATTATGAAGGCTAACCCTTCTATTGCTGCAGGTCGTATTGGCATGGAGCAAGTCATCTCGGATTTGAAGACAATTCCAGAACACGAAGCTAGACGTTATCGACTAAATCAATTCATCGCTGGATCTACTAACTCATGGTTGCCAGGAGACTTATTCAGAGCTGCAACCGGACGCGGAGTCACGAACCTAACCGGAGGAGTCTTCTCCGTAGACACTACGACTAATTGGGGTCACGCGACAATAGCCTATGCCAACGACATCGAGGGCATTCACGAAACTGAATTAGTCATGTCTTTAGTCTCGCCTACGGAGCAACAACTATTCAATGAGCTAACATCGCTTTATAGCAGACACAGTCCGCGAGCGATAGTGCTGGATGATCGTCAGTTACCTGGTCTAGCCAAGAGACTAAAAAACTCTGGGCTTCCGGTCTGGACACTATGGGCTAAAGAAGTCTCGTCGGCATGCTCGACTGTCTTTGCTATGTTTAGCACTGGCTCCGTTAGGCACAACAGCGATCCCCTCCTGGTTGCTCAAATGCCTAACGGGGTCGCTAAATACTCCGGAGAGAGTTGGTTCATCTCTCGTAAAGAATCACTTGGAGACATCGACGCAGTAATGGCAACGGTGTTCGCACTCTACGTTTCTTCACGCGCACCACACGCAACAATCGGAGTCTATTAGTCGGTGGTCTGTGGTATCCTTGACTCCAAATGGCATCTATACTTGACAGGCTCCTAAACCGCAAGCCAGAAGTTCGCGCATCGCAGCCTACAATTCCAACCAGACAACCTTCTATTGTCACGCCTAACACAGCTCTAAGTCTGACCGCGGTCTACCGCGCTATTCAGATCATTGGAACTCCGATTAGCAAGATGACAATAAACACTTACCGGTTCGCTACCGGAGTCGAGCTAAAGGTTGAGAACCCAGTTCTAGTAAACAACCCATCGCTAGATCAGAACCGTAAAGACTTCCTATTCCAGACTGTCGTAGATCTAGCCCTCCAGGGCAACGCCTACTGGTATAAGCAATACTCTTCCAACGGTCAGGTAAACAACCTAACTATTCTTCCCGCAGCTTCGGTCATGCCTTCTTACCCAAAGATGCAAGACGGCACAATCGACTACTCGACAATCGTTTATGACTACATGGGTAAGCGTTACACCAAGCGCGAGATTGAGCACCTAAGAGTCTTTAGCCAATCAGGTCAGCTAGTTGGAATCAGCCCAATCGCTTCTTGCTACAAAGACATAAGCGCAGCTTTAGATCTACGCGACTACGCTTTGAACTGGTTCACCGCTGCAGGAGTTCCAACTGGAGTCCTAAAGACTAACCAGATGTTGAACAAGGCCGAAGCGGATGAAGTAACTAACAACTGGCACAACAAGCAACAGAACCGTCAAGTTGCAGTTCTGGCTAATGGCTTTGATTACCAGCAGATAGCACTCTCACCTAGAGACGCGCTCTTCACCGAAGTTCAGGATCAGCAGACACAGGCAATCGCCAGGCTATTCGGTATCCCTCCAAGGTTGCTAATCACTTCGGTTCCAGGATCATCCGACACTTACACAAACTTACAAGATGAGAACCAGGTGTTCTTCCGTCATACTCTTATGGCTTACACCGACGCAATCACCGACGCACTTAGCAACTGTCTACCAAGAGGCAACCGGGTCGAGTTCGACTTCGAGCACTTGTTCAAGGCAGATGTCGCAGCACGTTACAACTACTACCAGACCGCAATCGCTGCAGGTATCCTAACCGCAGAAGAGGTCAGAACGAAAGAAGGACTAGATGTCTGAAATGATTACACGCGAGTTTCAGGCGCGTTTAGTTGAGACCGAAGAGAGAACCATTGTCGGACTTGCAGTTCCATACGGTCAGGAAATTGACCTAACTGGCAACACCAAGGAACGCTTTGAAGCCGGAGCAATTCAGAGCATCGAGGACGTTAAGTTGTTCTACGGTCACGAAGAGCCAATCGGTAAGGTCATGGAAGGCCGAGACACCGAAGAAGGCTTCGAGATTGTTGCAAGAATCAGCGATACCGTTCGCGGTAACGAAGTTTACACATTACTACAGGACGGTGTCCTAAATCGATTCTCGGTTGGATTCTTCCCGGTCAAAGACCGGAAGGAAGGCCAAACGATAGTTAGAGAGCTAGTGGATCTCAAAGAGGTTTCAGTAGTTCCCTTCCCAGCCTTTGAAGGCGCAAAAATAACCGAAGTCCGTAGCGAGTCCGAGACCGAAGAGGTCGAAGAGGTAGCAGAGACTCCTAATGAAACAGAAAGTGAAACAATGGAAAACATTGAACTTGACGTTCGCACCGTGCAGGACGAGGTTGCAGAATTGCGCCGAGTTATCGAAGCAGGTCAGTCCGTCGAAACAGCAACACCAGCAACACACAAGTTCCGCTCACAAGGCGAGTTCGCTAAGGCTCTAGTAAACGGAGACGAAGACGCAAAGGCTCTAGCCCGCGCAGCTTCAACTTCCGCAGACACCGTTGCCCTACCAGGCTTTTTGGGCTACATCGACAACCTAATCGACACCAACCGCCCAACTCTATCGGCCTTCTCCCGCGCTGCACTTCCAGCTGCAGGTCTAACCGTTGAGTATGCACAGGTATCCGCTAACACTCTTGCAGTTGGAGTTCAGTCTCCAGAGAACGAAGAGCTATCCTTCGGAAACCTAACCATCGATTCAGTATCAGCTAACGTAGTAACCTACGGTGGCTACACTTCGATGTCCAAGCAGACCATCCAGCGTTCATCCGTAAACTACCTAGACACCGCACTTCGCGCTCTATCTATTGCTTACGCAAACACAACCAACAAGGCCGTAGTAGATCTAGTGGAAGCACAGGACTACACAGGCAAGCGTTGGGACGTTTCAGCTGGAACTTCCGAGGCTCTTATCGGTGGTCTAGCAGATGCATCTTCTTACATCTTCAAGGAGACCGGACTACGTCCAGAAGCTATCATGTGTGGAACCGGAGCTTACAAGTTCCTTCTACAGGTAGCTGGCGAAGACGGCCGTCCAGTAGTGCTAGTAAACGGCGCTGGAGTAAACAACATCGGATCAGCTAACATCCCAGGTCTATCTGGTCAGCTATTCGGTCTTCCAGTTATCGTAGACCCACAGATTGCAACTAACCGTTGCTTCGTGGCTAACAGCGCAGCCATCCAGACTCTAGAGTCTGCTGGCGCACCTGTAAGACTATCTGCAGATGACATCACAACCCTGACCGACTCAATCAGCGTTTACGGCTACATGGCAATTACCCTGCCATTCGCAGACGCTCTAGTCGTTCTAGACGTCGTATAGTAGGTCTATAAATGTCCGTGACGTTGGCAGAGTTCCAAGCTTATGTTGGAACCGATGAGACTACATTCCCCCAGGAATGTTTGACCGCTGGTTCCGCGTTAGTTTCGACTTACATTGGAGAAGTAGACACCGTTCCGGAGTCTCTCGAAGATCAGGCGATTCTAATAACAAGCTCGGAACTCTTCCACCGTCGCAGCGCTCCTAACGGAGTTGCTCAATTCGCTAGCTTCGATGGTGCTCCTATTCGAGTAGCCAAGGATCCTATGAACGCGGTCTATCCGTTGCTTCAAAGATACGTAGGCTATGCAGTATGAGCGAGATCAACGCGTCTAAGGTCGAGTTCAAACTTGAACTAGCGGACGCTGGGTTGAACGTTTTGGAATACATTCCAGAGCGCATAACTCCTCCAATCGTCATCATGAACTCCGCGCAGCCTTACTTGCAAACCGCACAGTTTGGTGAATGGAGTTTAGGACTTGAATTAGTTTTGGTAGCCTCTACCGCGACTAACAAGAAAGCAACTGAAAACCTAGATCAGCTAATCGAGGATGTTCTGAACGCAATCGAACCTTTGAAATACGTTCGGATAACTTCGGTAAACCAGCCTTACAATCTACAAACAAACAACGCCGAGTATCTGGCAGCGAACTTGTTCGTCCAGCTCGACTTAACACTTTAGAAAGGGAGTTAGCTAAATGCCTGCTTCTACAAGAATCAAAGCTCAAAACATTCTATTCAAGTTTGGTGCTACCGAATACGCTTGCGACGCAAACATGGTTGAACTAACACTAGGGGACGCCCCTGGCGATATTCAAACGTTCTGTGAAGTTAGAGTTGGCGGTCAATGGTCACTACAGCTTGACGGAATTACTTCTGGAGATTCATCCAGCCTCTACCGCGTTCTTTGGGATAACTTTGGTGCAACCGCAAACTTCACCATCGCGCCTAACGGAAACGCAACTCCATCAGCAAGCGAACCTCACTACACCGGAGTCGTTACATTCGACCAGCTACCCCCATTATCTTTGGTTAGCAACGAGACCTCCGTGTTTAGCGTAACCTTGACAGTCAAGAGCACACCTCACACTCCTGCTTCTGACATCTACTACGGAGTTACAGTAGACACCACAGCTTAACCATGGCTGAATCTGGAATTAAGGTCGCTGGTCTCAACGAGGCCATACGAGCACTCCGCGCTATTGGGGTTCCCTCCGCTGAAATCGGAGCAGCGTCCCAGCAAGCAGGAGAGATTGTAGCTAACACAGCGCGATCCTTAGTTCCGGTAAGAACCGGGGCACTTCGGGCGACTATCAAAGCTAAAAAGATAGCTAGAAAAGTTGTAGTTAGCGCAGGTAACAATACAAAGGTTCCTTACGCTAACCCGATTCACTTCGGTTGGAACTACGACAAGGTCAATCTCCAGGCTAAGAACATTCGTCCTAGACCATTCTTTAGCAACGCTTTAGCTAGGACTAGAACGCAGGTTTACACCCTGTTCTTTGATAACATGGAAAAGCTATTCCAGAAGTATTCAAACAAAAAACCATAAGGAGAACACAGAATGAGCAAGTTTGATTTTGAGAGTCTTACTCTTGAAGAAGTAGAACTAATCGAGAACTTAACAAATTGCAGCATCGACGAAGCGTTCGGAGACGGCAAGCCTAAAGGCAAAGCCTTATCTGCCTTCGTTTGGGTAGTTCAGAAAAGGACTGACCCTAATTACAAAATGGAAGATGCTAAGAAGCTAAGTCTCAAAGAAGCCCTAAGCATGATCCAGGGTGACGAAACAAAAAAAGAATAAGAGAGCTATCTGCCAAACGAATGGCGGAGTTCTGCCGGGCAATGAACATGCAACCGTCGGAATACAAGGCTCTCACATTGAGCGAGTATCAAGCGTTCATAAAAGACTTTAGTAAAAGAGGGTAAGTAAATGGCTGGAACACTAGCTCTAAACGTCGAGATTCTTGGGCAGTTTAGCAAACTAACCGCTGCAACCAAAGGTGCAACTGGTCAGCTTACTGGTCTAAGCAAGACCGCTCAATCTATCTCCAGCACAATGAATAAAGCCTTCGGGGTTATCGGTATTGGATTCTCTCTTGGATTCTTGAAGCGTGAACTAACCGAAGCAAGCAAGGCTGCCATCGAGGACGCTAAGTCCATGGAGATTCTGTCTATTGCTATGCAGAACACAGGCAAGGCAACAGCGTTTACAGTCAAAGAAGCAGAAGACTCTATCCGAGCTATGTCCTTGGAAGCAGCGGTAGCCGATGACGTTCTTAGACCTGCATACCAGAAGCTATTCATCGCAACCGGAAGCGTTACACAATCTAACCGACTTCTCCAGGTAGCTCTCGATGCTTCGGCTGCAACTGGTAAAGACCTAGACTCCGTAACCCAAGCCATGGCAAAGTCCCTAGCAGGTTCAGACACAGCCTTGGTCAAACTTATTCCATCCCTTCGTGGAGCCACGGATCCAATGGCTGAATTGGAGAAGACCTTTGCTGGAGCTGCAACGGCAGCGGCTAACTTAGATCCATACCAAAGAATGAACGTTGCCTTCGGTGAGATTCAGGAGTCCGTTGGAGTAGCCCTAATGCCAGTCCTAAACGACTTCGCAACTTACCTGGTTGATTCAGTCCCAAAGATTCAGGCATTCTTTGAAGAACTAAACGACCCAACTACAGAGCTAGGCGATGCTTGGGCTGATCTAGGAGTTACATTCAAGACCACAGCCGACGAGTTCAATAAGATGCTTGCAGTCTTTGGTCTAAGCGAAATTGAGTTCAAGGATGTTCTAAACTTCGTAACCCAACTAACCGCTGGCTTCGGTCAATTATTCTTCATGGTAGGTCGAGTTGCTGGAATCATCGGTGCTCTTATTAGCCTAGACATCAAAAAAGCATTTGACTTGGCTTCTAGCTTTGGAGCTGACTATAACGCATTCGTAGCAGCCCAAAACATGGCTATCAATCCTCCAACACAGACAAACATTAGGCAGGCTGACAGAACTTCTAATGTAGTAATCAATAACTACAACAGCAACCTAACAGCGCAACAAATAGCAGACCAAATCAACCGGGCTAACCGGGCATCTGGAACGAATCTAATCAGAGGCAACTAGTAGTCCAATGATTCCTAACTACGCCATAGATCAAAACCTAAAGGTCGAGTTCTTAACTCCAGACGAAGAAGGCAACTCCTTCATTCTTGGAATTAGCTTGCTTGGTGGAACTGATGTTCTTGGTGGCTTCGGTGAGTTCATTCTTGGAGTATCACTTTTGGGAGGAGATGACGTTCTTGCTCCTAGCTCCGGTCTAAAGTGGCAAGAGGTTCAATGCTCCGTGGCAAGTGCAGAAATCTCTGTGGGAGGATCACTTCAAGATTCAATCAATTTCCAGCCACAACCAGCGACAGCAAATCTAGTTCTTCAAAGCTATGACCTAGACCCAACTGTAAACAAAAACATTCGCGCTTCAACTAAGTTCCGCATTCGCCTGGAAGATTCTGAACTAGACCGCACGTTATTCCAAGGTTACATAGACACAATCGACGTGACTTACTTCCCGGATGGCCCAAACCTAATTACAATCACGGGCTTCGATGCTTACAAGTCTTTGGTAAACTCTCGATTCGCAGTCTGGGATACGACAGGCTTTGGAACCCACATTCACGTAGACGAAGTTTGGGAGCTTGTAGGTATTTATTCCGGTCTAGGACTATCTGCAGCTTCCGTTCACGTCGGCGGTCAGATTCCAGTAGTAGACGAAACTTTAGTTCAAGTCAATTCAATCGTGAACGATGCTCTCCTAGTTGGTAATGGAATTGTTTGGCTAGATCAAGATACCGAAGAGATTGTAGTTATTCATCGAACCGGAGCTCAATCTCCAACTCCGGAAACTTTTATAATTGGTAACAACCACGAGGACGATTACCATCTCTGCATGAGTGAAATCAACGTGTTCTCGGATGCCGATGCCGTCTATAACTCCCTTAGAGTCTCTTTGACTTCGGACGATACAATCTTCGTCGAGCGTAAAGACCAGGACTCTATAGATCTCTACGGCGAAGCTGCTATTGACATAGCAATCAATACCACAAACATCAACCAGCTAGACAACTGGGCAGACCGGGTATTCAATCACAGATCCGCAAACCAAGTGAACCGAGTTCAAACCCCTACAATCGACAGGCTAGGAACTTTGACTAACGCAGCGGTGTTTACACCGGGAATGACGGTAGGTGTCAGCTATACTAATAGTCAGCTAGACATCGTCGGATTCTACACTATAATCAAGGTCTCTCATCGCATCGATGTAGATAACTGGTTCACGACACTCGAACTATGGAAGGAAGCCTAGTGGCTTACAAAGTATTTACTAACGGAAGCGTATTGAACGCATCCGAGATCAACGATAATTTGATGAATCAATCGGTTATGGTATTTAGCAACTCGACAGCTAGGGCAGCAGCTCTTACAGCTCCGGTCGAGGGAATGCTTACCTGGTTGCAGGACACAAACAAGTATGAGAATTACAACGGAACAGCTTGGGTTGCTTTAGGCAGCTCTGCAGTATTACAAGTAAAATCTACATTCAAATCAAATACCTTTACTATGTCGAGCAACACTTTTGCTGACGTTACTGACTTAAGCGTTTCTATTACTCCATCTAGCGCAAGCAGTAAAGTCTTGGCATTCTTTAGTTTGTCTGGTCAAGCGGACGCAGCTACCAACGGACTTTTTGTTCGACTCATGAGAGACTCAACAGCTATCGGAATTGGTGACACAGACGGCTCAAGAATTAGAACAACTTATGGAAACATCTCAACTTCTACAAACGTTGGTTACATGGGCGGGTTTACATTCTTAGATAGTCCAGCTACCACTTCCGCCGTAACCTACAAAGTGCAAGTAGCAAGCAATACAAACGGACAGACTGTTTTTGTGAACAGACTTATCAACAACACGGACAGCGCGAGCTTTGCTAGAAGTGCTTCTAGCATCACAGTAATGGAGGTAGCAGCGTAATGGATATTGCAATCATTCTTACTAAAAAATACGCAGGTCACGAATGGATTCTTGACGGCGAAGATTATGAAGGTCTTACCTGGCTAAGTAAAACACCAAAGCCAACTAAAGAAGAAATAGAAGATTCATGGTCACAGGTTCAGGCACAAATTGAAGCCGATGCACAATCAAAGATTGACGCTAAAGCCTCCGCTATTGCAAAACTAGAAGCTCTTGGTCTAACGGTCGAAGAGGTCGAGGTAGCTTTCGGGCTAACTGCATAATGGCCGAGGAAACAACTTCGGTTCGCATTACCCAGGCCGACATCTACAAGAAGCAACTCGAACACGGTGAGATTCTAGTCAAGGTTCTACAAAAGCTAGATCACCTAGACGATGTTCCAGACCGTCTTCGTGAAGTTGAACTGACACTTGCTAGATTATTTTGGATTGAGAAGATAGCTTACGCAGGACTAGGTGCAGCGATTATCTCAATGATTGGTTTATTGACTACAACGATTGGAGCCTACTAATGGCAAGCGTTCAAGATAACTTCACCGTAGACGCAGGTGGTAAGTTTACTCGCCAGTTTACTTACAAGGTAGACGGATCAGTTGTAAATCTAACTGGCTACGTTGCCAGGGGACAGGTTCGCAGCTCTACCTTCTCGCCTTTGATTCTTGAGTTCATCCCAACCATTACCGCTGGAACTTACGTTATCAACATGACCTTGACACCGGAGCAAACAGTATTACTTCGAGACTCTAACTACGTCTACGCAATCGAGGTTTCCAATGCCTCGACCGGAGATGTAAGAATTGTAAGTCACGGAGTAATAACAGTAAATCAAAGGATCGTAAGATAATGGCAACTTGGATTAGACCAGTAGAAGGCAACATTACCGATAGCTTCGACGGGCATAAAGCACGGACTAACCCACCATCGCGCAACCCTGGCACAGACTACGGAGTTCCTTTTGGGACAGTAGTGGTTGCTCCGGCAGATGGAATTGTTACCGGAATCGTTCCGACCTTTCGGGGTTCTGGTGGACGAATGATCTTTATGAGCTTCCCTGGAGGCTTCAACGCTGACTTCTTACACTTACACACAATCGAGGTAATTGAAGGTCAAGAAGTCAAACAAGGTCAAAGGATTGGTCTATCCGGGGCTTCGGGTTTAGGTTCCGAAAGAGGCTACGGAGCGCACTTGCACTTATCATTCCGCAAGGGTGGATCTCCAACCATGGGAGACGGCAACTTAGACTTTGAGAAAATGCTAATTAGCACTCCTGCCAAGGAGCCAGCAAAAGCCAAAGCTCCTGCAAAGCCTAAGAAGGCTGCAAACACTTACACCGTAGTCAAAGGTGACACACTAACCAAGATAGCCAAAGCTCACGGATCTACAGTTGCAGAGCTAGTCAAACTAAACAAAATCAAAGACAAGAACAAAATCTCTATCGGTCAAGTATTGAAGGTGAGCTAACTATGTGGCTAGACATTATCCGCAGAACCCTAGCGGTCATCATTCTAAAGGTGACTGGAATCTTTGTTGGTGGAGCTGCAATCGGTCTAGAAGTTACCCAGGCTATTGCCATGGCAGCGTTCGCTGGAGTTATCGACGTATCCCAAGAACTAGCTAGGGCTTACTTGGCAGACGGCAAAATCGATCCAGATGAGATCAACAAATCCTTCGGCAAAATAGCAGACGCAAAACCCGGCAAGCCTAAGAAGTAAATGTCCGAATCATCTATTAGGATGACGGCATGGAAATCACACAGAAAATTGAAGCTCTAGGCTTCGCAAAGTATCTAGGCACTTTTGAGCCTGGCACAATCGAATGGCACGAAGCCCGCAAGGGAATCGGCGGTTCTGATATCGCGTCCGTAATGGATAAGAACCCTTGGAAGTCCGCTTACACGTTGTTCATGGAGAAGTCCGGTAAACAATGGCAAGATCTTCCAGCAACCATGGCTATGCAAATGGGCACGGCTTTTGAACCTGTCATTAGACAGCTATTCGCTGATAACAATAAAGAATGGCTAAAGGTTCACGAGACTGGAACTTGGGCCAGCATCGAGGATCCAAAGTCCGTGGCTAACGTGGACGGCATCATCGAATGGGCAGACGGTTCCCTTGGAGTCCTAGAGATTAAGTTCTCCCGGATGTATTGGGATCAGCTCCCAGAACACTACAATCTGCAGGTGCAACACTACCTATCCGTCCTAGGTCTAAAGCGCGCTATTGTCGTAGCGGTCGCAGGAGGCGATTGGAAGGAGTTTGAGGTCGTTCGGGATGATTCCCTTGTCAAGGAGATGAAAAGCCGCCTACAGGCGTTCTACGGCTTCCTAGACACAGATACGGCTCCAGCTTACGATGGGTCTGAATCTACCTATGAGACCGTTAGGCAACTATCCGATGGTCTCCAGGAGGGTGAGATTGAACTTGGATCCCTTTGGGCTAACTTGCTCCAGGCTAAGTCGGAGTCCGAGTATTGGGAGACTCAATTCAAGGCACACAAGTCCGCGGTTCTTGCCTTCATGAATGGGGTCAAGTATGGTCTATTCCAAGGCGAGAAGGTCATCAACTTACAAGCCCGTAATGGCAAGCCGTTCATTACGTTTACTAAATAACAGGAGGTAACAAATGGGTTTCGACCTAAGCAATTACGAACCAGTTTCAGAACGTATTCAGAAGTTCTGGAAGACCTATCCAAACGGTCGCATCATCACCGAAATCAAACTAATCAATGAAACCGAAGTTGTAGTTCAGGCTTCCGTGTTCACTGACCGGGAAGACCCTAGACCTGCATCCGTAGATTGGGCACATGAGACTAGGGGATCTAGCAACATCAACCGTTCATCATTCTTAGAGAACTGCAGCACTTCGGCTATCGGTCGAGGACTTGCAACTTTAGGTCTATCAGCATCCAAGAACCGTCCTAGCCGTGAAGAGATGATCAAGGCAACTAGAGATTCTCGCAACTTCATCGAGGAGGCTTCGGAAGCTGCAGCTAACAAAGACATCGAGAGTCTCCGGGTGATCTACGCAACCGCGGTCAAGTCACAAGTTGATAACGATGTTCTTGAAGCAATCAAAGCTCTCGCTGATTCGCTAAAGTCCAAGTAAATTGGAAAGGGCTAGAAGCCACAGAAAACTTCTAGCCCGACGCGAAAGCGTCACCCAACCACGATGGGCATTCATCAGTATAGCCCAGGAAGGCACAGAATGAGCCTAGAAGCCGTTGCAGCCGTCCTGCATCATTCAACAAGCACCGGAACCGCTAGGGGCATCCTAACGGCTCTGGCATGGCATATCGGTAACGACCCAGAAGAAGGTTGTTATCCGTCTCAAACTCGGCTGGCTAAATTAGCCGGGTGTTCCGTTAGACAAGTTCAACGCAATCTCCAAAAGCTGGTCGAGGCTGGAGAAGTTGAGATGTCGCAGCATAACGGAGAAGGTTATCGATTCGACAGAATCACTAATCGATACTGGATCACTCTTGATTGTCCGGAAGGTTGTGACGGTAGTTTGAGTCATAATCAACGGGGCGTCAAGAAAGGCAGAACGGGGCGTCACCTACGACTACTCGGGGCGTCACCCAAGACGTCACGGGACGGCGTGGATGTCGTGTTAAAAGTAAATAATAATTAACTTAAACTTAAAGAACACTAGAAGGAGAAAACAGAATGGCAATCACAGTAATCTATGCAAAAGTAGCCGAAGTAGTAAACGAGGGATACCCAAGACTTCGAGTCTGGGAGACCTATGACTTCAAAGGCGAACCACGCAATCGACTCTGGACAGCTTGGCTAGACAATGCGAGCAATTACAAGAAGGACGATGAAGTCAAGATCGAGGGAGCACTCGGAACCAAGGTTGGAACCTATAACAAGCCCGGACAAGAGACTAAGCAAGTAGTTGAGCATTCTTTGAATAATTGCCTAGTGGAGCTTGTAAGAGCTGCAGAACCTAGAACCGCTTTGGAAGAAGTAATCAACATTGTGGCACCAGGGGAACCCAAGGATCTCCCGTTCTAAATGTTTGAACTCTTCGTGCCGGGGGAACCTAGACCACAAGGATCTAAGAAGGCTTTTAGTCGAGGCTCTCACATAGTTCTAGTGGAGGCGAATAAGCAACTCCCGGCATGGAGGGAACAAATGCGAAAAGCGTTTGAAATGAAAATGCTAGAGCTAGACAACCCATTCATAACCGCTGTATCTGTCTCTTTGACTTTTTGGCTTACAAGACCTAAAAGCGTAAAACGGGAATATGCTACTGGAACTTACGATTTGGATAAACTGACCAGAGCCGTTTTAGATAGCCTTCAAGACAAAGTTCTGACAAACGACAATTTGGTCGTAGATCTAACAGCCCGGAAGAACTACGCAGACAATCACGAATCAGGCGTGTTAGTGACTGTAGTTCCCTTTGATAACGATTTGATAACGCAGGGTGTCACTCCCATAGACCGTAAACGCAAAGGCCTAGTTTGAAACTATGAAAATACTATTCCTAGATCTAGAGACATCCCCAAACCTGGCACATGTCTGGGGACTCTGGGATCAGAACATAGCAATCAATCAAATAGAACGCTCAACCGAAGTAATTTGTTGGGGCGGTCGTTGGCTTGGAAGTGACAAGGTCATCTTCAAGTCAGTTCACCATCATGGTAAAAAAACTATGCTGGATGAATTACACAAAGTCATGGATGAAGCCGATGTCCTAATCGGATGGAACTCCGCAGCCTTTGACTCCAAACACATCAAACGAGAGTTTATCGAGAACGGCTACTTACCACCTAGCCCATGGATTGAACTCGATCTAATGCGAACCGTAAAGAATCAATTCAAGTTCCCATCTAACAAACTCGACTACGTAGCCCAGAAGCTAGGAGTTGGAGCAAAGGTGCAACACACCGGATTCCAGCTTTGGTTGGACTGCATGGCCGGGAATGCTAAGGCATGGAAGCTAATGAAGGAATACCAGATTCAGGATGTAAACCTTCTAATTGACCTTTACTACATCTTGTTGCCATGGATAAGAAACCATCCACATGTAGGGGTGAGCGAAGGCAACCCAATCTCTTGCCGTAATTGTGGATCCGATAACCTCCAACGCTACGGATTCAGATTCACCGGGAACACCAAGTATCAGCGGTATCTATGCCAGGAGTGTGGAACTAGCCTTCGAGGCGAGATAGTCCTTAGCGGTAAGAGATCGTAACAGTTTGATAACAAAGCCACGACACGGCTTGACAGCGAAGTCAGAAGTCTAAAATTGAATTACCACAACACAGAAGGAGGCAACATGTTAGACGTAATGAGAGTCTTTATGGCTCTAGGTCTATTTGTATTCGCATGCTTCGGCGCTTACATCGTAGGCGAACCAGCCGTTGCATTGTTAGCTGCAGGAACCGCGTATCTATACCTAATCGCGGAATGGAGCAGTAAATGAAACTATCCGGTGAAGAGCGCAACGCTATCTTGTTTGAGGCTATGCGCTTACTCATGGATGACAACCTGGTATGGAGTAACGACTTCGAGGAGATTCGCCCGGCACTTGGGTCGCTATTCTTGAAGGCCATGTCAGTTCCACAATTAGCAGAAATACTAACCACGCTAGCAGTAAGGATCGTAAAGACTTATGGATAACTACGAAAAAGAAAAACAGAACCTAATCGACCGTCATGCAGAGCAGCTTAGAGACATCATGGTCAGAACCAGCGTTGAGCATTACACAAAAGGCTGGCAAGGTGCAGAGAAGCACTTCAAGGATGAGATGATTAAAGGGATAGTAAACGACGCAGTCATCTCTACTAACGTCGATGTCAATCATCTCGAGAGAATCGTCAGGATCATCGAGGAAACTAAATGAGATTCAAACCTAATGCCGAATGCTTATATTGCAACGAGGTATACAAGATTGAAGACCATACCACTTGCCCCAATTGTGCAGTAAACACAGACACAAAGGGCATCACCGTAATCGTTCTTGATAAGGAGGAAGAATGAAGACAACATACACAAAAGGTTACATAGCTGGCGTAGACTATGCGCGAAAGCAGTTACTAGAGTTTCTAAACGCTCATCACGATCTAGGAGACATCCTAACTTTTGAAGAGATTATAACCGAAGTAAAACATTGGGAAACAAATGACATCGAACACTTGAGAGGATTAGCAGATGGCAGGTTGGCACGACACGACAGCGTGGCGGAATGCAAGGAGCTATGCGAAGACTGTTTTGGAACCGATCTGTGCATCGTGTGCGAAGGAGCTTGAAGGTGAAGACTGGACAATCGACCACATCGTTCCACCCGGCAACGGGGAACCCAATCATGACATCAACAACTTACAATCGCTATGCAGATCCTGTAACGGACGAAAGCAAGACCGGGTATTACAAAGAATCACCTGGCGCAACGAAAGGTTTAAGTAGGGTGGGTAAGCCCCTATGGGTAAGGGTAGGTATGGCGCTCAATGATCTATTACCTCGAAGCATTAGACCAATCAAGAGCAAGCGCGCTAGGTATAAGCGGTGGTATGGATGGAGAACTAGTGTCATCTCATTCCGAATCAACTGGCGTTCAATACATAAGCGCAACATCATGAATAAGTTAGGACTGAGAAATGGCGAATAAGTCATACCCAGTTTTTTCTGCGCATCGCGTTTCACCCCACGCTTCTCCAAGGATTTACGCAGAACAGTCAAATTATCCGGAAGGATGCAACGAATGATTGAAGAATCAATAAAGAACTGGCTTGAAACGCTGGAACTTAACCTTGAACAAAAAGTGTTATCGGGTTTGTGCCTACGTCTGGCCCAGTCCTTTGACCAACAAAGCAACACAAGCACGGCTGCAGAGCTTCGGAAGACTGTCCTAGAGTTACAGCGTTCACTCGGCGCTTCTAACGTGGACATCGACCCGCTGGAGAAGTTACTCACTCGCTAATGCTCCAGCTCCCGACTACTTACACGCCTCCTCTATCGGATGACTTTATAACCGACGGGGATAAGCTCATTGAGTTCGCTAAGATCGCGTGGAGTAGCCCGGAGAGTCCCGACGGCCTAGAACTAGACGAATGGCAGAAGTGGTTGCTTAGAGCTATCCTTGAACGTTACCCGGCTAATCACCCGACCTATCCCAACCGACTCCGGTATCGCCAGGTAGTAATCTCCGTTGGAAGGCAGAACGGTAAGTCACTTATTGCAGCCATGCTTGGACTCTACGGCTTGCTCCTTCATGAGATTGGCCCACAGTGCATCTCACTAGCATCGAGCACCGACCAGGCAAACATTGTTTACAACCGCGTTCTTTACGTCATCAATAGCAACCCATTCTTGAAGAAGCGATTCAAGCGCGCAACGGAGACCCGCGGAATTGTGACTTCGGATGGAGGAGGACGTTACGATGTCAAGGCAGCTAAGGAAGCGGCACTTCAAGGGATCCCCATTAGCTTTTGTTTGTTCGATGAGCTACACCTTGCAAAAGAGGGAATGTGGTCTGCTGCTGTTCTCGGAACCTCGCA